TTTTGTTTTTTTATAAAATTCTTTAACTAATTCTTTTTCATTAACCGTAGAATAGTCAGCATTTAATCTAACATAGTCTTCAACAGTACCACCTGTTTCTTCCATGAATGATACTAGCTTTTCAACATTCTCCGGCAACTTTCTACCTAAAACTTTTTCATCTCTAACAGCTTCTTGAGCTTCTTTAGTTACTTTAGTTATTTCTTCTTCTGTTACTTCTTGCAGTGGCGTAAACTCGGCAGCACCATCTTCAGCGGGCTTGTCGTCTCCTTGTCCCACTGCTTGCAATTCCACTTCGGGCTGTTTTTCGAGTAACACAGGGCTCTCTGCTTCTTGCTTTTGAACGGCATCTTCTTGCGGTTTTGTTTGTTCTTTTGGAATTACTACTTTAGTAATTTCCGGCTTCTGATCTTTAATAACTACTTTTGCTATTTTAGATTGAGCGTTGTCTAATTGTTTAGGTTTTTTAAACTTACCTTTTAAGCTAAAATCACCTTCCTGCTTTGCAGGTTCATTTGTTTTTACTTCTGACATAATATAATATAATTAAATAATTAAAATTCTAACTTGGACCAAAATCTTCTAAACCAAATCCACCTAAGGCATCATTACCAGCTGATTCAAAGTTTGTTGGTAATAAATCATTTTGCCTTTGGTTTATAAGCTCTGACTGCTGTGTTCCTTGTATTTTTACTCTTTTATCTTTACGATCTTCTATTTGTTGTTCTTTTGCTCCTTCTGAATTAGCTTTTACTTGAGCTAACTTCATTTGATAATCAAATTCTTCAGCCATAAGCTGTCTTTTTATTTGAGCTTCTGCTTGCATTCTTTGAATTTCAAACTGAGATTTAGCTTGCTCTATGCTAACTTTTTCTTGAGTAAGCGCTTGTTGTTTTTGAACTTCATTCATAGCGGCTTGTTCAGCTTGCTGAGCATTCGCTTGAGCTTGAGCCTGTATGTTAGCTTGCTGAGCCTCTTGCTCTCTTCTTATTTTTTGCGTTTGTCTAAGTTTTATAAACTGATTAGCTAGCTTTAAGTTTTTCATTTCCCTTATATCTATAGCGTCAGACAAAGCTATAGCACCTATTTTCAAAGCTATTTGTATATTTTGTTCTAATATTTGTTTCTCTTGCTCTTCGGGTTCTAGCTCTATGTATATACCGAAATCATGAAGCTGAAGATCCATTAATTCTTCTAAAGTTTTAACATTAAAAGTACTTATAGAATTTTGCAAAGCACTTTGAGTTAGCGGAAACTGTATTGCATCAGCAACTTTTAAACTTATATTCTCACATGTTCTTATTGTAATATAAAGCATTGCGTCTAATAAATGCTTAGTAGCTATGTTAGAGGCATTTGCAGCCATTTTTTGTAGACCTACAAGAGCGTCTTTATCTGGTTGACTTCCGTCCCTAGCTTCATTTAAGCCTGTTACATCTCTAATCATCTGCAGGTAGTATTGATAAGTACCAATAAGACTTTGTATTTTAGCTTGACCAGAAGACGTTGATAATTCTTGAATAGGCACTTTACCTGCATTCATCCCACCGTCTTGAGTAAGTGATCTACCTACTATAGAACCTGTTTGAAAATACATATTAAGAGCCTCTGCTGGATTATAATTTGTTCCATTACCAAGATCTACTTCAGCTAAACCATCCATATCTAAAAATACACCATCAGGCACTATTCTAGACATCACCTGTTGCAATTTAAGATGTGTTAATTGAATCATGTCTGCAAATCCAGTTATTCTACTCACTATAGAATCTATTCTGCCCTTGTACATCTTAGGAGCAGATATACAATAATTCATTTCTACTTTTGTGCTATCAGCAACTGGCCTTGACATATTCTTAGCCAATTTCCACTCCAGCATTGTATTAGTACCAATAACTTTAGCTCCAGTGTAAAGAACTTCGATAGTTCTGCTTACTCTTTCAAAGTTATCATTTGGTGGTGGAGAGAATTCATCTGTTTTTTCTAAAGCTTTTTCAAGACCGTTTTCTCCATATTTTATTTTAAAAACTTGATTCATGTAGGTCTTGTATTCAAAATACATTACCTGAACAGTATTTTCATCGTAATTACCCCAACCTTGTATATATTGCCTATTACCAGGCATTTGCTGAATTCTTTTTAATTCGGTTTCGTCTATGTCTGGAAATTGCTTCTTTAACTCTGGTATAGTTATAGCTTTAACCTCACCTACATAATATATGTCTTGAAAATTAGGGTCTTCTGTGTATGAGTAAACCATATTAGCAGGATCAACATATTCTATTATTATACCAGAGGATCTATCAAATCTAGTTTTACTAGCACCTATTCCTATAACAGCTAAGTCACTTGCTAATCTCTTTTTTATTTCATCATACTTGTTAAAAGCTAGTACATTACTTATAACTTCTTCTTCAGCTATTTCAACATTTTGCTTATAAGTCATTTGCATGTGAATATCTAACTCCTCTTTGCTTTCCGGTAAAGCTTCTAAACTACCTGTCTTAGATAAATTAGCGCCCATTTCTTGTTGAAAATTTAACAAAGCTTTCTTAGTATTCATATCTTGCTCTACAGCAGCGGCATAGTCTGTTCTGTTTTTTACAGAAAAAGGATCTTGTGCGTAAGTAGTAATATCATATGATTTATTAGACATTCCATTTACAACAATATCAACAAACTTTGCTATAACTGGAACTGGTTTCCAGTCTAAATTAAGATAAGACAAATCACCGTTTATAGATAATTCATCTTTGTATTTTTGAGTTGATTGCTCACCTCTTGCGTATAGTCTTAAATTATGAAAATTATTCCAATTTGTTAAATATCTATTACCATTAGTTCTACCTTGGCCAAACCACTCTTGCTCGATAGCTCTAGAGACTTGTATACCGTATTCCAAGCTTGCTTTTTCTTCGTCGCTAACTACTTGGCTAGGAAATGCACTATTAGTATTTGTGTATATATTCATTTATTTTATCATTTTAGACGTAACACCTTTATTGTCATATCTTTTTATACCTAAGTCTATACTTTTATATTCTTTTTTAGCTGATGGTATATACCTGTTTTTGTTGCAAGCCATCAAAGCCAGTCCAGAACTTATTGAAGCATCGTGCTTCGTTCTATTGTTTATGTTAAATCTAGCCCAATCTTCTAGTGTTCTTTGAAAATACATATCACCATAACCTTGCTCTGTTTTGCCGACGCTTGTATTTATGTAAGTTTCTATAGCTGCTGCGTGAGCTTGTTTTATATCTTCACTAGAGTTAGGTATTCCACCTATATCTCTCTCTGTTACTGATAATTTATTCCAAATCTTATCTGGTCTATTCATAGAAAACCCTCTATAACCTCTTCTTTTAAAATGATATAGTAATCTAGGTTTATTGTTTTCACATAGCAAAGGCATGCCGTAAAATACACACGCCATTAAAACGTCTTCAAAAAATATCTCTGCCGTTTGAGGTCTAGATATATATTCTAAAAAAAATTGATTAGGAGGTACGTCTTCCATACTGAATTTGGTTAAACCATGTAAAGCTCCATTAGAACCTCTACCATCAACTGTACCTGATATATCATAACTATCACAACCAAACGCTCCGCAATGTTCATTTCCTGGATATTTACTTCCATTCTTTACTATCACACGGTTTTGAAGATTATAAGGCGGAACCCAAGATATTTTAAATCTACCATCTTTATTTGGTATAAATATAACACGTGAATCTAATTTACCATCTTCCCATTGAAAACTACCAGTAGTAATTATCGATGTGTTTCGCAGATCTACATTATAATCTATTTGTTCATATATTTTTGTTAAATTAAATAAAGACTCTTTAGCTTCATCTCTAAAAGCATGTTCCTCTGTTCTAGGAAATTGTCTATAAAATTCATTTAAACCGTCTTGATCATTTTTTAATCCTTCAACTTCATTTTGCCAAAACTCTAATACACCTATTTTTATAGTATCTCCGTATACATCTAAAACTTTTTTTTCGGGTGTATCGAATACAGGAAACCCATAAGAATCAATGTATCCTTCGTAGTTCCATTCCATAGGAATGAACAAAGAATAGAGTCCTGAACTAGTCTGCCCGTTGGCGTTTCTCGCTGTAACGTCTGATCCATTGTATAATTTCTTGAAGTTTTCACCACCCTTATCTAATGCGTTCGAGGTTGAACCCATCATACATTTACCAATAATTCTAGAACCTAATCTTAATGTTGTTTTGGTAACCCTCCAGTTGTTGAGGATATTATTTGGTCTTTCCCATTTACCTGATTCATCATGAACGAGAAGCTTAAGTTTTTCCCCGTCATAAGCGTTGTCACCTGTGTTTTTCCAGTCAATCGTGGTGTCAAGGCCGGTAAGTATATCGTCTCTTTCTGTAGTTTTAGTAATGCTTTTACGAGTAAGCTTTGATGCGGGGACGCGATATGCGAGTTCAGTTTTTGGGCGGTCCATACCGTCTTGTATGGGTTTAAAGAAAAACGGGTAGTTAACGGATATAGGAACAACCTTGTCTGTAAACATTTTCTTAGCATCGGCTCCAGATTTAGATAAAATTCCAAATCTCGCGTCGACTGATATTGTAGCCATATTAACCGTTTCTCCAGACGCCATGAATGAAAATCCACTACGTCTATTCTTGAGATACGACATGCCGTAACATCTTGAGTCTGCTTTACAAGCTTCCCAGAAGATATAAAATAATCTGTTTGACTCTCGAAAGTCTGGGTTCCCAACATCAATCTTGGACCATTGCAAGTACATGTAATGAGTACCAGTGATATAAGTAGGACCGGTTTGGTTATAAAACCAAAAACCTTCTTCACGTTTCTTAAATTCTTCATCAATATAGTCATACCATTCTGCTTTAAAGTTATCAGAATAATTTTTCCAATCAAAAATAGTTTCAATTCTTTTTAATTCTTTTGGGTATTCTTGAATAACCCATTTATCACCCTTAAATCTTGCAACTTTATTAACTTTAGGTAAAGCTATTTTAAGATTTTGTATTTCATATATTTCACCAATTTCACCAGTCTTACTAATGACGACCATATCATGCTCTTCATTGTACCCGTATTTCCATTTCTTAAACTTATTGTTTTTATTTAAAACCTTAGTTTTTATGTGGTTAGGTAGTACCTTGTATAAGCTTTGCTCGTACATTATTTAGATCGTCTTTCTGCAAAACCTCCAAAAGCTTCTTTATCTTTTACTTTTGTTGGTACTTCATTTATTATATTTTCCTCATCTTCAATACGTTTAAGTATTTCAAAGGCGTCAAATATAGCTAACTTTTTAGTAGCTGCAGCATTTTTTAACCTGTCCGCGGTAATATCCTCGCCTGAATCGACAATAGCTTCTTTAGCAACTTTAATAAGCTCT